CCTCAATCGCCCCTGTCGAGACACTCACACCTGAATTGGCGAGAGCGCGCGGCAGCTCAGGACTGCGGAAACGATTCAACTCACCTGACGTGCACCCCAAATGCCATCCAACAAAAGTGGCGCGCTTGTCACAGAAGACGATCTTCATGTTGAACCCACCTCCTTTCCAGAAGGCGAGGAACAACTCGGACAAGGCATCACCCGCCTTCATCGGCGGCAGCAGACTGCACAGTGAATCATCCCCTTCAAAACATCCGTTCCACCAACGTTGTGTGCCAGTGAGGTCAACACCCCGCCTCACGGTCACATCAAGGAATCGCTCCGGCTCCTTGAACACTGAAGACACCCACATCACGAAGTTGATCCACCAGTTCAAGCATGATGTGCCACGGTGACCCGACCTGCGGATCGCGTCGATCGTGACAATCAAGGTCTCGAACTTGTTCTTGAAGAACAACCTCAGCTTCTTGTCCTCGCACGCTTTCTGGTGCTCCTGGGCCCACGACTCGGGCAGGACACCGAACTCGTTGAGCATGGTCATGATGTGGCGCAACACGGGGTTCTCGACCAGGCCGCGGATCGCGGAGTTGCATGTGGTGTCCCATGCAGACCCGTCTCCTTCCACGGTGCCGGCGCCCTTCTTGTAGAGCTCGCCGAACACCCGGTCGATTGCCTCACGTTTCGCGACATGCTTGATGCTCTTCTTCTCGAAGTGATGGAACAACAGGTCTTCAAAGCACTTGACCACAGCAAGTGCCATGAGCTGTCCGTCGTCTCCATCGGCAATCAGCAAGCGCGGCGCTTTGCCTTCAGGCATGCACTCGTATTTGATCCCGGCCTTGTACCTGAACTGAGGTTCGTCAGTGGCGTAGAGGTTCTCCAGCGAGGCTTTGAACCTTTGTGTGCTCCACTTCCCCGACTTCAAGTTCTCCAGGTCGAGATTGTCGATGGCCCACTGCCTGATCCGCTCCTTCCCGAACACACCAAGAGTCTTGTGGTCGCTCATGCTCCTCCGGACCAGTCGCCCGATCCTTTGCTTGTCAGCATCCCCCAGCGTGAACTCCACTTTCTTCTTTTCGATGCGTTCCTCGATTGCGGCCTTGACATTGCGCCCGGTCTTCGAGTACACGTTTGGCTTGACTTGGCAAGGACCCACGAGAAGGCCGACCACTGGCACGTGGTTCGTCTCCTCGTCTCCATAGTCTTGCCCAAGCACAGCCACGACATCACCGTTGACCATCGTGCGGCCATCCTGTGAAGCGTTTGCGGCGTTGGCGTCGTCATCCGGCGTGGACGGTGTCTCCAACACCGTGGGCGGCCGATCGCTCTCGCCGCCGCTTGACGCGGATGTCTGCCCGCCGTCATCACCACCAGACGTTGAGCCATCGCCCCCCTGGTCGGATGGCGTGTCTGTGGTTGATGTGCTCGCCTCACTTCCGGTGATGCGTTCCAGCAGCGCAGTGACTTTGCCGTAGTTACAGCAGTAGCATCGTCCAAGGTCGGTCTCGTGGCGGCTCACGTAGTTCAGCACTGCAGCGACGCCCACATGCCGCATCGCGACATGGTCGACACTGCCCTTTGGCCACAACACCTGAGCCACGTTCTCCAGGCTTGCCTGGAACGATGTGGTCTTCGTGCCATTGCGCATGCCGTGGTAGATGGTCCGTGAGATCTTCGAGTATTCTTCTTCGGTGAACACCACGGAATATCGTTCCACTTGCCGGTCGCGGAGGAACCGTATGAACTCCGATAAACTGTTTTTACAGAAGCACGGCTTGCGTTCATGCACGGTGATCCTCCAGGACCCCTTTCTG